CTTCTTTTTATTCGCCATGCCACCGTACATCATTTCCATCAAAGAATCCTGCACTTTTCCACCTTCTTGATATGATTTTTTATATACATCCCTAGCTTCTTTAATTAATCTTCTAGCGTATTTATCTGCAAGTTCTTCATTTCTAGACACATTTCTCACAAAATCTGACATAGTTGGACTTTGCTTTGATAATTGCCTAAGCATACTTCCTTTTCCGCCTCGATTAAACTTATCAGACATTAATAATTTTTTTATTTTAGATAATGGAACATCCCCAGAACCAAAAATTCCAGCATATCCCTTGCTTAATACACCAGCGGCTGGTATAAAATTACCTTCAGATATCCCAAGAATGTCTTCTTCTGAAAGAACACCGCCACGAGAATCTGCATCAAACATTGAATACTGAGGGGCTCTTTCAACCATATCATTTAGTGCAAGTAAATTCATTATATTTGTTGCTGTGTTGTCTTGAACCTCTCCACCTTCTTGCATATAACCCATCTTGTTTCTAACTGCTTCTGGTAGCTTGCCTAAACCGGGATTGTCTTGAGGGATTGGTTTTAAATTCTTGTGAGCCTTCCCACCTTTCATATACCCAATTAAACCACCATCTTTTTTCATTTCATCAAAGTAACCTTCGCCTTTTAATACAGCTCTTACCAAGGGGTTTGTAGACGAGGTTCCAACAACAGGATATCCCCCTTGTTTGTCAAAAAAATCTTTTTCTGCCTGAATAACAGTCGCACTAACATTATCAACCATGTCACTAAAGTTTTCATAACCCGGTTGATCTCTTAGCTCCGTTCTCAACCTAGCCCCCGTCATAACTCCCTGTTTGTCATAATCAACATCGTAAAGTCCAGAACGTCTATAAATATCACCCCTTATTCTTCTCGCCATTATCCTAGGATCTATCTGAGTCTGTCCTCCGTCTTGATACCCCTGCATTTGATCTATAACCATGCCACCGCCAGCATAAGCATCTACCATTCCTCCAGTACCCATTGGCTTTGGCCCAGCTTGAACCATACCACCACCATACATTCCTTTCATGTTTGCCATTGTGGCCTTTTCTATAAGACTATCTATGTTTGAGTGACCGCCTTTTTCTGGCATATTGTTTATCATATTCAGCATGGGTGCTCCTATCATGTCTACTGCCTCTTTACGGATCACAAACTCTCCGGGGGTTAGTATTGCTTTTACTGTATCTGTAGTTCCGGGCATTATTCTTTTATCTCAAAGTGTGGAAAATCATCAAATCTGTTGTCTTTTACTTCCCATCTCCCTTTTTCTTCATACATATCCCAATTACCGCCCCATCTTATCTTATGGCCCATGCCCCTAGCAATGCCAATAACGAACCCAGCAAAGAGGGTTTGTCGCTCCCTGTCTTCCCAATCCACAGGATAAGGGGTAACGTCAACGGCTTTAGAAGGGTTAGAGTTATGCCTGCCATTAGGATACTTGACCTTAGTACGCTTTTCATCATATAGTTTGTTTTGCCTTTCCTTGTTTCTATATCCCTCCAAGATAGAACAATCCACATGCTTAATCACTTCATTAAACACGTCTTGCAACCGCTGATCGCATGTTGCTAGTCTTTCCTTTGATCTCTTTGAATATCTTGGCATGAATATTTTACTAGGCTATGTTAGCTATAAAATGATAAATGTTGCAATAGATTTAAACTCGTGCACCCGTCATCCAGCTATAGGTCTTTTTTACGATGCGTTTGGTTGGTGTTTCCTGTTCATTTAACAGGGTTTCCCGTTTTGTTCTAGAGCTTTTTGGTGGTTTGGCAAAATAGTCTGCATAGTACAATGCATCCATCACATCATCGTTTCTAGGCTTTGGGTGTTCAAAGAACTCATCCACCAGTTCTGTCATTTCTCTTTGTAGATAAAGCTTCTTAGAATTAACAATAGGGCCGAGACTGGTTTCCAGCCTATCTTCTTTTTTAATTCTAGATGGAGGCTTAACGCCTTTAAATATGCCGGGAAGAAGTCTTTTTTCTTTTGCGGAAAGTCTCGTAACCATATCCCGAACCATCTCCTGTGCCGCAACTGTTTCAATCGTGACACGGCGTACTGGTGCATATTTGTTCGCAAGTCTGATAATCTCCTTGGGAACATCGAATGTTGGTATACGCTCACGAAAATATTCCAGTACATATCTATTGTTGCTGGAATCAATGCCCATGACCAGTATGACTTGATAGTCAGAAGTCTCTGAGGCAGTCGCCGCAAGGTCAACACCAATGTAGATATTGATTGGGATAGCATCGTCACCGTCTATAAGGTAGTTAAATTTATTCTTACATTCAACCCTTCCGTTGTAATACTGTATCCTGTCTATCTTAAATGATGCACTGGACACATCTCTAGCATCATTCATGTACTCCTGAGCAAACTTATTGACCAGTCCAGCTTCAATAAACTCACGCTTTTTTGCTTCCAGCTTTTCTTTTGAGAACTGAGCTGACCATAGTGGTTTACCATCTTCAATAGCTCTGTAAAAGTTTACATCCCAAGGATAGTCCCTTTTGTCCTCTTGTGCCTTTTTCCAACCATCATACGTCATTTGCAGGTAAGAGTCATAGTGCACAATGGTACCAGATAGCCATATCCAGCCTTCATTGCCCGGTGTTTCTTCTAAGGCAGGGTACACTGTAGACACAATCCACTTTTTGATGTCAGCACGCCTTTCTGGCGTTTTGGTGTTTAATTCTGATTCAAAGTCATCCAGTACAATACCCGTATAACGCACATCTACCTCTGCCCTACCTCTAAGCCTTTGTGATGTACCTTTGGATATGACCCTATCACCCTTTGGTGTTACTAAGTCTTTTTCTGTCCAGCGTTTGCCTACACTACCACCATCCATGTTTCCAAAGTAGTAGCGTATCATTTTATTGTTTTCAAAGTGTGATCTAATGTATTTCAGGTGGTCAATAGCCTGTGATTGTTCTTCTGACACCCATGCAATGAAGTGTTGCTGGTCATCAGCGGCAAAGCATAGCTTATGCATTATAGCCGCTTTGGCTACTACTGATTTACCGTGACCTCTAGGAATGATGTTACAGATACGAGCACCGGGTGCTGTATCTATCATCTTCTTTCCCATTTCGTAGTGGAAGGGTGCTGATTCAGACTTTTTCAGAAAGTCATTAGGTAGGAACGCCCTACCAAAGTAGATAAGGTTGCTGTATGCCTTTGCTAATACCTCATCTCTTTTCTCCATTTCTGATGGTGGAGGAGTAATATTGAAACTCATTCAGACAATTCTTTCTGTTTTTCAGGTAATATACCTTGCTCAAATGCCTGTAGTTTCTCTCTGCTAAAGCCAGAGAACTCCTGTATTAGTGCTACAGAATCTACTTTCTTTTCTGTAGACAGCAAACCAGAGATCTTCATTAAGGTTTCTATTGCTCTGAGTTTGTCATTGTCTCTAACGTCTATCTTGTCAATAACATCTTTAGTTGTTTCCAGTAGGTATCGTTTTGTAATACCCACTTCTGACATTAAGTTTTCTATTTCTTTATCCACTGCCTGCCTCACTGTTTTGTTTTTAAGTAGTAGTGTTGATCTTCTTTCTGCATGATCTAAACTGGTTGTCTTGGGAAAAGCTTTTTGATATGCCTCTACAGGATCCATACCATGTGCTACGTACTTTGCAAAATGTCTTCTTGCATCTGTCAGGTAGCCACCAGTTTTGACTTGATACCCTGTTTTCTTTGTGAATCTATATATTTCATCTTTGATGGTTCCCACAAAAGGACTTGACCCCCTGTGGTTAAACATTCCAATAACTGTTCTAATATAATTGTTGTCTCTTTTCTTTTTATCTACGAAACAACCCTTCTTCAGTATCTGAACAATCTTACCATCATCGGATACGCACCAGTCTCCCTCTTCTGCCTGTTTCCAATCGGTAATCAATGGAGTGTCAGGATGAGCCTTACGAAACTCTTCTTCTGATTCGTAGGCATAGTGCTTGACTCCCTTTATGGTGCGAGTCAGTGCCAAATCAGTTTGGTTCCTGATCGTCCAAAAGGTTTAGATCTAGTATCTCCAACTCTGGCATGTTCTTCATGCGGTACAATAGTTCGGATAGGAGACCTATTTGTTTTGAATTAGGGTCTATGAGATCAGTAAGCTTTAGCTCGTTTGATATCTCACGGCAACGCTCTAGATTATCATAAACATTGTCAATTTGAAAGTCATTCATTCTGGCCCTCTGATATAATGTACGGTTTCTTTCCATGATTTAATTTAATAACACTTGACATCTAAATGGTAGATAATATATATTTAATTAAGTTTGTTTAGTTTGTTGAAGTTTTTCATAATAGTACTATAGTATATATAGTATAATAGTATATATTATATATATATAATATATATAGTACTATAGTATATATAGTAAGTAGTATATATAGTAAGTAGTAAGTAGTAAGTATAGTATATATAGTACCCGCCTAGTATTTTGTAGTACCCGCCCAGTAAAAAATCCAAAAAATTCCAAAAAAAAATATTAGTATGTGTGTTTCTTTTTTATTTGACGTACGTACCCCCCACATGCGTTTCGCCGTTGGAAAAATTGTGTTGAAAAACTCGATTGACTTACACCTTATAATTTAATTACACAATTCATTATTATTTTGGAACCTAACCAGTATACATAGATATATATAGTATAGAGTTTTTTGACAATTTTAGAATAGGCCACTGGTCGTGAACTATACGGTCAATGCGTGAGATACCGTAGCCAGTAGCCGCCCTATAATGACCAATGTACTATAGGGTAATCAGATAGCAATTTACAATAAACAACATGGAGTATATTTTGAGGGACATCTTAAAAGAAGAAGCTCAAGATTATTTCTCGCATAATCCAAAAGCTAAATCAGTAGCTTTCATTCTATTGGAAGCTGACAAACTGGAAAAGCTACAGAATGATGGTTCAGCCGAAATCATAGACGGTATGGACTGTTCATTAGTTACGGTTATCGAGAATGACAATCTAGAGAACGAATAAGATTCGGAGCTTGGCCGGTAGCTTGGCAACAGAATACCGGCCACTTTCAAAACATACTCTTCATTCAAAACAAACGGAGAATAAAATGCAACACAATAACGCATTAGAAATAACACCTAACTGGAATCTAGAAACAAGTAACTTGGAGAATGAGCCGGTCAAACCAGTAATTGAAAATCTTGGTGGTGACTGGGATCCATTCATTGAAGTTCATAAAGAGCCGGTATATTTTAACGACGGTTCTCAAAATCCAACAGTTTATGGAATCCGATTAGGTTCTCAGGATAAAGTACTTGCTGGTAATGTTTCAGCAGATTATTTACTGGTCAATAACAAGGATCTAGTAGACATCTGTGTTAATGAAGTATTAAATCCATCAGGTATATCTTTTGAACATCACAAGAGATTCTTCAATAACAAGGGTCAATTCAGGGATATATACTATGCTGACAGTACAATAGAGGCTATAGTTCCTGAAGTTGGTGATGTTTTGAGATTAGTTGCTGAAATTCAAAATTCCTATAATGGAACAGCAAGAGCCGGAATCAAATTCTACTTTGAAAGGTTCATCTGTAAGAACGGTATGACATCCAATGTCTTTGGGTTTGGTCATACGTTCAAACACTCATTAGGGAATATTGACTGGCAAGACCAAATCATACAAGCTACTTCAATTTTGAGAAATCAATCTGAATACAAAATTGAACAGTTTGCTAAGGCTTGTGGTAAATTACAGAAATCAATAAGCAATACAGAAATCAAGCATATTAGAGAACAGTATTTGCCTAAGCTACCTACCCAACAGTTTGGTCAGCTTATGGATAAATATCTTGAAGATGGTGATTTCACAGCTTGGGGATTGATGAACGCCGGAACTAATGTTCTATGGCATGCCAACAAACTAACCAATGCTAACTTCAGCAACAACACCATAGTAGTTGATGGAATGTTACAGTATGGTAAGGATACAGAACCTACCAGTTTTGTAGACCCTAATCAAACTGATATGTTCCAATCATAACACAGAACAGAGATGGGGAGCAGAAATGCTCCCTTTTCTCTAATTTTTTTTATTTTTGTAATTTTTTTTTATTTTAAAAATTTTTTTATATATAATAATATAACTACTTAACGAAGGTAACTCATTATTTTATAACTACTTAACGAAGGTAACTCACTTTTTTATATGGTTTTCTATTGGCTGTATAAATAAAGGGGGATTCATAACTAAAACAATTCATATAATTAAGTGTAATTTGTGTAAGTAAATAACCTCTCATAAATAAACTATATTATATAGTTTCAAGGAATACCACAACCCCCACACACAACCCCCCAAAAAAAGTTTATATTTTTTTTTTTTAAATATTGGGAACTTTTTCACAGTTAAATAGTATAGTATATATAACACAAACAAAGGAGTAAAAAAAATGAAAGACTTAAACGAAATTAAATTAAAAGACAGTGAGACAATAAAAATCATAATTGGTAAAGACTCTTATGTTGAAATGGGAAAACTGAAGAGTGGAACAATATTTGTAGATATTAAACACCATAATACAAAAGCTGTAGACAAGGTAAAGTTAGATAAATACTCCGGTTTTAGTAATACTGATAGTAAAGAAGTGAGTTGGTCTAAGTGTGAAAGCTCACTTAGACAAGAAGAAGGATATGTTACTGTAACCCATACAGCATATAATAAATAAATAAAAAAAACTTTGGGAGGTTGGGAACTTTTCCCGACCTCCTGAGTATAACAAGAAACAAACGGAGAAAAAAACAAATGAAAAAAGTAAAAGTAATTATAGAAGTTGATGGAGTTGTAATACTAGATGAAGACACAGAAACAAACCACAAAGAGAATTTAAAAGATTTTTTCTCTGAGGAATACAAAGATTGTACAGAGCAAGAGCAGTTTAAATGGTGTTTGGGTGGTTTAAATGACACAGTACAAGAAGAATTTAAAAGAATAATAAAAGGAGTATAACAAATGTACACAACAGAAACAGCAACAACAAGAACAGCACTAGACAAATACAAACAGAATCTAAAAGTTGATTACAATAATGTATGGAGTTATGAAACAAAGGTTGCAGAGATAGACCACAAGAACAGAACAATTACACCTCTTGGGTGGTGGTCTGTAACTACGTCAAAGCACATAAATTATGTGGGTTCTGAGTACGGATACGAAGTACAGAAAGTAAACTAACTTACAGAAATTAAAGGGGGTGTGTAATGCATCCCCTTTGGGAGAAATTATGACACATACAGAAATACAAGAGATACACAGAAAACTTGCACTTCCTACAATAAGGGATGAGTCAGGTAAAATAATACCTACGGAGTTTTCTGAGAAAGAATTGAGTTTCATAATATTTGAGATGATGCACGAAATGAGAGAGGAGAACAGAAGAAAGTCGGGTTGTGTAATACAGAAGAATTGGAACAAGATGAGCAAACAAGAACGAAAAGAATTGGAGAAATAAAGTGAAGAAAGAATATTACACAGTAACAGAGAATTTTGAAATAACATTGATTTTCAAAAAGAATAAAAATAATGTGTTGAAGTTAGACGAAAAAGAAACTTTGAAAGGGTTCAAGAAAGACATAAAAGAATTAAAAAGAAGTTTGAGGCTTTTAAAGAATAAAGAATCTAAAAGAAGTGTGGAACTTTTTAATCATCGTGCAGTTAAATAAATAAACAAAGGAGTAAAAAATGAAAGTAGATGAATTATTAAACAGAGCTTGTGAATTGCTTTGCGAACTTGAAGAAGGCAATAAATATTTTTATGATTTTGATGGTGGCGAGGAACAAAAAGAAAGAGTTGATAAATTCTTTGAGGATGTTAAAAAACATAATGAATCAAAGGACTCATCAAATACAAAACAATCTGCATTGGCAGACATAGAGGGTTTGGATATGATAAAAGATAGTTTATGTGTAGAGTGTGATAGTTATATAGACTATTCAGAATTGAAAGATGGTATGTGTTCTAAATGTGGAGAAACATTGGAACTTTAATTAATTAATGTAGTTAAATAAATAAACAAGGGAGTAAATAATGAGCAGTAATAAATATAACGGATGGACAAATTATGAGACTTGGAACTTTAATTTGTGGATCACAAACGAAGAGGAGGATCACAGCCACGCTTTAGAAATGGCGTTTGATTCCCTAGATGAGTACGAACTC